AATCGTCGTTATTTATTGTGTTTTGTGTTGCGATAGAGCCGAGACCAAGATTTGCGCGTGCGGTACCGGCGTTGTCGAGATCGGATAGATTGTTAGAAACCTGTAAAAAATATGTATCATCTTGAACGGCCGCGCTACCAAGACCAAGGTTGGTTCTTGCGTTGGCGGCGGTAGAAGCTCCTGTACCACCATGGGCGATAGCGAGATCCGTTGTTAAAGTCAAACTTGAAAAAGCCACCGTGTCGGACGTGCGGGTGGGTTGATCCATAGCGTAACACTCGACCGCACCGTTACCGGTATTGATCGTGTCGGCCGCTAACACGGTAAAAGTACCCGCCGCGGCGGAAGATCCACCGATAACCGAACTATTGACCGTGGAAGCTGTTATAGTAGCCTCGGCGGACATATACGCTTTGAGGTTCACCGCTTGACATTTCTCGTCTTGTACTTGGCCGTTGCGACGTACGAGGATAAGAGTGCTATCTACTGGTAACGTTGTTTCGGTAAGGGTCGGTAGTGTTTTATTCGCCATGGCTAACCATCCAATGTTTCGTATCCATTTGTTTGTACATCGTCCGCGTAATAGGCGTCGCTCGTGCTATCGTCGGTGAAATAAGGATCGTTTAAAGGGATAAGTCCTAAATCCTGATATATCGGTCGATCGGCCGGATATTTTAAAGGCCGTTTGAGTTTAGCCATGATCGTCCCTACTTGTTGTCGTGCGTGTAGACGTCGACGTCGATAGAACCCCCGCCTCCGGCCATAGTCGCGTAAATTTCTAACTCTTCACCATTTTTACCCGCATAACCTACGCGGATATTATAAACGTCGTCGTCGGCAACACTAACGATTGCACCGGCTACGTCCCGTAGGGTTACTTTCGTAACCCCATTATCAGGGGAAAGTTGCACGGTCAAGGTACCGCTATCAAACTCCCCGGCGAGCGTTACTGTAGCTTCGTACATGTCCATATCCGCGCCCCGCCCGGCCACGGCTATTAGTACACTCTCGTTTGTGGTAATATTCTTTAAATTTCTTGACATGGTTTTAGTCCTTCCGTGTGTAGTATAGCATTAAAGTTATTCGTTATAAAGTTCTAAGAATTTCGTAGGCTTGTTAAGGGTTTTGGGTTGCATCGTCTTAATTATCTTTTTTGCACCAAGGCGGCGTAGTGCGTTCGCTCCTTGACGTGCGCCCGCGGACCCCGCGGCCACGCCCGTACCAACGGCTAAAGACGCCCCACCGGTGAACGGTGCGGCCGTTGCCCCGGATACCAAAGCCGCCCCACCTGTTAAACGACTTCCGGCCGCGCGTAAACCACTTTGCACCGCGCTATTAGATCCGGCCTTCTCGATCAGCTTCAACTCTTCCGGTGAGAAACCCCGTTGTTTACCCTCGATAATATCATTTTTCAAACTATTTAATTTTGTGGCTAAACTGCTAGAAGGTTGCGCCGTGGTACTTGATCGGCGTATAGCGTTCTCGATAAGCTCAACCCGTTTGGCTCGTGCGTAACGGTCTCGGCCTTCCTTATACAGTTTGAAGCCTTCGCCGCCTTGATTGTCCATAAGTTCACGTAGACGGCCTTGCGCGTCTTGTAGTAGGCGTTGATCGTTACGTGTGGCGTCTTTAGCCATACGTTCGATCGAGGACGTTAACTTCTTATCCATATTTTGTAGATTTGCTAACGACAAGTCCTCGCCTACGTTATACGCGTCTTTAAGGTTATCAAGCTCTTTGAAGAACGGTTCACCTATCGCTACGTCAAGGTCTATTTTATCCTTCGGTAGTACAGTCTCTAAAATATCGTCGAATAATTTAGACACATCATCGGCGCCAACGCTTCCGCCGATCTCGTCCGCCGCCTCGTAAAATAAACCGGCATTTTCTTTTATGTCTTTCGCGGACATAGCTTTAGTCGGTCGGGGTATTTGTTTAATTATATCGTCGGCCGTGGTTATACCTCGTTCAATAATAGGTTTCGCGGCTTGTATCCCTTTTTGAACGACCGGCTTCGCGGCGTTGTATCCTTGGCGAGCGACGTCGTCGGCCAGTGCCGCACCTTTCACACCCGGTATAACTTGCGCCGCGTTTCCTATGGCGCGTAGATTACGCGCCGCGCGTGGGTTTTCTTCAACGAACTCGCCCGCTTTTTCTGATAACATTTGAATTTCACCGGGGAGGTTTTCCCCGAGAGTGCCTCCGCCAAAAGAAGGTAATTTACCAACTTGTTTTAACGCCGAGCCGGCCGCGTCTTTGATCGTATCTTCTATAACGTCGGGAGTTATCGCGCTAAGACCTCGCCCGGCACTCACAACACCTTCTCCTACCGTGTCGGCTATTGTGCCTACACCTGTATTAAAGAAAGCTTGTAAAGCGGTTTCCGGTAAACCTTGTTCTCCACTAGCATAAGCGGCCTTTGTCTCGTCCGCGTCGTCGATACGCTCTAACATATTACCCGACATACGCTCTAAAAAGTTTTGTTCCGAGCGTTCTTTCGGTGCGGTTTGCTCGACGATCTCGTCGACGATTTCTTCCTCGGGTTCGCCGAAACCTTCGATATCCATACCGTTGTTTTGTAACCGCGCCATAAGATCTTTACGAGACATATTCGCGGGTACGCCTTCGACGATTGTTCCGTCCGGTAATTCAACATCGACGAAATTACCATCCGCCTCGCCGAAGAAGTGATCTACGGCTTTTTGGCCGCCTTCCATTTCCACCATACCGGGGAGGATACGGTCTATATCCCCTTCGGTTAATACCGTGTCGGGGGCAAAACCTGATTTATCCGCGACAAAATCTAGGTAGCCGTTTGTGTCGTTCTCGCTAGGAGGCGCCCACGTATTTATAACGTTGGATAAAGTCGGTTGGTAGTTTTGTCCGAAACGCCCGGCCATGGCTTTAGATTGGCCACCAACCTTTACCGCGAGATCACGGCGCATAGCTTCGAGACCCTCTTCGGGTGTCGAAAATCCGCGGAACCCTTGGGTCGCTCCGGGCGGCCGTAAGTTACCGGGGTTGTTGTTTCGGATAGATAACTCTACCATTTATTTCATATCTCCGAATTTAATTGTTTTACGGCGAGACGAAACGCTCGGTTTCTTACTACCTTGTGCTTCGGCTTGCGCGCGTTTAAGACCGGTTTGTACCACCTGTTTAACGTCCGCAAGAGCTTTACGGAAGTCTTTAGGATCTTGTGCTTGATTAAGTCGAGCGAGCGCGCTTTCGGCTTTCTCGCCTTCGATTTCTGTAATAACACCGCCACCTTTTAAACGCTCGTAAGCGTCCAAGAACGTTTGTCCTTTGAGTTGGTCGATCTTCGGTTGGAAACGGCGTTGGTCTTCGCTTAGACCGCCTGTAGCCGACGACGCACGCCCTTTAGCCCCTAAGAACCCACCGGTCGAAGCTTCGAGACCCTCTTCGTCGCTAAGGATATCGTCGATTGTTTTAAGCATAAGATCCGCTTGATCGGTGAGTTTACCGACGGCGCCCTCTCTCTCGGCTTGTTTTGTACCGGTTGCGGTAGCTTTAGATTGTGCCTCTTTGACTTCCGGTGTTTGTTCCGGCGACAACGTCTTGTCGATCTCGGTAACGACGTCGCCCTCGGCGTCTAAGACGACTTGGCTACCCCCGCGGTCGAACATTTGGTTTGAGCGTTTCATTCGTAAATAACGTTTTTGATCTTCGGGAGACATTGCGCTAAACTTGTTCCACTCTTGGATCGCGGCGGGTTCGCGCGAACCGGCGCCGAAAACATTACCGTAATCCCCGGTAATATTGCTATATTCCATTTGTGCTTGTTCTTGTGTAAGTTCGCCTGTTTGAACGCGGCGAGATAATTCACGTAGCGCGCCGTTCTTTTCCCTTTCGGAAAATTGCTTATCAACAGAATTAACCGCGTCCATACCGCCAAGGCCAATACCTATTTTTAATAAAGGATTTACATCGTCCCACGGATTTACTTGACTTCCGGCTTCTTGCGCTATTGCGTTAGGTTGTTGCCCGCCGCCCATCATGTTTTTTAACATTTGACCAAACATTTAAACCACCTCTCGCATTTTTACACCGATCATGTCGTAGTTGACTTGTTTCATGCCTTCAACTTCGCGCACCGCTTCGGGTTTTACTTTCTCTACGTCTTGCGCCATAACCCCTATATAAGATTTTTCGGGTACGTTAATGTAATTAAATTTATAAATCGGGTAGCCGTTTTCAATGCCTATTTCTTCAACGTTTTCTTTTAAACGTTTGTCTGACATAGCGAAAGTACCCGCAATTCCTGCAACCGCGTCGCCTATACCGTTAGTGCTTGAAGAACTTTGTGAACTTTCCGAACCACCGGATTGAGGTAACTCGCCAAGAAGTTGGCCGTAGCTAGTGTAAGCGTTGATAGGCGCTTGTTTAGTGTCCGTGTCTAATCCGCGTAAGAAATCCCCCGCTCCAAAACGCAATCCAATATCAGAACCACGACTTGCGGTTAATTGGTTCAAACTATTATCAACGGCGGTGTTATATTGATCTTGTTTAAAGCGCCCGATTTGATCAAGACGTTTCATTTCAATATCGTTTGCGCCTAGCACTTGACGGTTAGAACCCATTTGCCCCGCTTCGTTCGCGGCCTGTTTTAAAATACTATAATCGCCTTGCGCTTGGTCGTTGATCCCGTTTATAACGTAATCGTTAAAAGGGTTCATTTGCATATCAATATCAGCACGTAAACTATCCGGTGTTGCTGTTACACCTTGATTGACGCCCGCTAAAGCTTGGTCTTCATATGAAGTTTGCGCTAAAGGACTAAACAATTCATTTGCGTTGCCGTCTGCAAAAAGGTCTTGAAGCCCTCCGGCGTAGTTCTTGAATACGTCTTGTATTTCTTTAGGTAATAAAGCAAAGCCAGATTGAGAACTGCCAGAACTTTCGGAACCCCCGCCAATGAAACTTGAAACATCACTTAAAAAACCCATGTTCTACCAACTTTCTAAAGCAACCCGGCGCCATGCCGCGGTCGTATCGTTTACGCAAATATATAAATAGTTTGCGTCGTAGTTAAAATCGCCCACGCGATCCGTAACTGAAATATCAACACTACTCGTAGGTATCTTACCAACTTTTCGTCCTCTTATAAAGACGTTTGTTAAGTTATTAAAATCATCAATATCTTCTTGACGTATCCGCGCGATATCGCGGCAAAAATCGGCTATTGCTTTGTTATCGTCGTTATCAATAAAATCGTACTGTCTTGTTGCCATATCTTATTCCGAACTCGAACTTATTTGTACGGGTTCTAACCAATCGCCCATAATCCAATCTTGACCCAACGCTTCCCCCGACAAAGTATATTGGAGAAAACGTCCGTCGATATCTAAAGTGACATATTCCGTAGTCGGTGTAACTGTTACGGTTTTATTATTTTTAGGATTTAATGATTGAGGGTACGAATACGCGTCAATCTTTACAATTATATCTCCACTTTGTACGCTATCCGGAATGATCGACGTTTGCAACACGTTGTCCGTTCCAAAATCACGATAGTTTGTAGATATAGACCAAGACATAGCGGCCGTGTCCGCGTCAACACCAACTTCGTGACGATACAGATTACCCTCTTTATCTACAAGACGGGGTAATTGTAAGTTAACGTTAGGGTATTCCGCGGCTAAACGGTCGAAGGTATCCGGTGTCCAGTGTCTTTCGGTAACATGGAAACGCGCGACACGGTCAACTTCGTTAGATCCGGCCGACGGATAATGGAACCATATCTCGTCGTAACGCTTGTTATACCATGCAAACGACTTCGACGCTTGCCCGCGGTTTATGTTTTTAAATATATAATTTAATAAAGTCGTTTCGGACGACGTGTTCGAAGGCACAACCTCGACGTTACCGCCGCGCCACATATAGAAGTTATTTTCACCCATCCAATACGCAACACCTTTGACGACAACACGCGCCATAGGGGATATACACCCTATATTGTCTTTAAATTTAATCTCCCATATAAAAGGTAAACCTATGTATCTAAACGTGTAGCATTGATTGTTGGTAAAAATAAGGTTCGTACCGTTTAAAGATACGTGTGACCATAAGCGCCCTGCACCTTCGATAAAATCTTCAAATACTTGATTTTCCGAAGACGCCGTCCATTGTGTGATATCGCCGGTATCACTTGCTTTAATTTTATTACGTTCACCATCCGCGCCGAGAGTTACTAAAATGTTATCCGATACAAAAATATAAGTAACTTCCGTCGGTGCATTACTAACTAACGTCGGTGATAAAGGAAGGCTTCCGTCCCATTGATAAACGCCGTCGCCATTACCGGGGGTTGTTAATATTAGTTCGCCGTACTGGTCGGTAAACCATATACGTGGATATCGGCGGCCATTTGTTGACACTAGCGCCGTGCCGTATCTTCCATTACCATAAAGCGCCATGCCGTAACCTTGTCCGCTTGTCTCGTCGCAAAGCCCTTCGGTAATTTGGTCTTGGTATTCGGTAGACGCGCCCCCTCCGCTTGATACGGCCGACGTCGCAACTCCCCCCGTCATTACATCAAAAGTATTAGTTGTCGCGTTTCGTATTTGAAATTCTAAATTGATTTCGGCGGCCAAAACGCCCCCGGTATCCGTCGCGGAAGCGATGCCTACCCGTTTATTATCTACAAGACCGTGTGACGCCGCGTTGACCGTAATAAGGCCGTTTGATCGAACTACGGACGCGCCCCCACCTATAACGTCGCTTGTGGCGTTCGTTACGACTTTAAGGGTTACTACTCCCGCGGTTATGTCTCTTATAATGTGTGTTTTATTTAAGTTAACGGCACTAATCCCCCCGGTAGCCGTGGCTCCGGATAAAACATATAAATCTCCCGGTTTGAGCAATTCGGCTTCCGCGTCGGCGATCTCAATCGTAGTAGAACCGTTAGTAGTCGTAATAGGGTCGGAAGTTAAAGTATCGTAGTGCGTGTCAAGACTATCCGCAATCGCAATCGTCGTTGTGTTCAAAGGGGTTATATTATTTAAAGAAGAACCTATAAGAGCGTATAAGTTATTGTTACCGCCAAGAACGGTTTGTATTTTTCCATTAAGATTACTGCTAAATATCGACCGAACGCATCCTGAAATTGTCGTGCCTGTAAAAAGCTGTTTTACCCAACCGCCAATTTTTTGCGGACGATTTTTAACAAAACGTATTTTATCCGCGGCCGTAAAGTGTGGTGTCGATGCGGGTGTCTTGTCCGTCGAAGGACAAACACCCGGTGTTATGTCCATAGGTACGTTTTGTGTTTTCGTCGTTGTTGACATACATTATACCGTTCTAACCCAAATGTTAACCGCGATATAAGGGGGTAACCACGGCATCGGTTCCCCTCCCCCGGTAGGTTCCGTTTCGTAACGTAAACTACTCGTACCAATTTCTTGGTTAAACCCGCCGCCGCCTTCGTTTTTCGTAACAATTTCGTGCGTATGGGAAACAAGTTCCGCTTCGGTTTGAGTATGTTCATACTCGCCCCCGGCGTCTCCTTCGGCAAACGTTTGTTCCACCGCGTTAACGTCCGTTCCAGTGCCCGTCCCTAAAAGTACACGCCCTTCGGAAAAAGGTTCCCAAGTTCCGTAACCAAGTAAAGTACCGGGGTTGGTATCGTCGGTAACGTTAATATATAAAGAACCTACGGGTAGTTGTGAACGGCTTAAAGCGGTAGCGGCATCGTCGGCGTTTGTTTTCATTTGGGTATCAATTAAATCTATACCGTCATTTAATTGCGCGCCCCAAAGGTCTTCGTCGTCCGCACTATTTACGTTCGGTTTTGGTAAACTATAGTTCGTTGTAAACGTCGGCATATTAAATTCCTTTTACGTGAATTCGTCCCGTGCTGTTATTACGTCGGGTACGTCGTTTTAATGTTTGGTATTCATTATTCGTGCGGGCTAGATAATAACCTTCCATCTTTGTATCTTGACGAAATTCTCCGAAGAGACGCGCTAAAGTTTCATATAGAATAAGATCCGAAGCGTCGGTTGTAAAATCGTTTGTGTCGTTAGTACCAGATAACGCGGGGTACTGTTTAACCCCACGTATGACGGCCGAATAATTCGCGTCGGGGTACCAATATAGTTCGTAATTGTTATTTCGAAAAGTCCACGCATAAGGTATTCCGCGGCCTTGAACATTTATGCTATCATATTCCGCACTAGATATCTTTTCTAGAGGCCAGCGTGTTTGTGCGTAATCCACAACGATACCTCCTTCTTTAAAAATATATTCGGGCGTTACTGTAAGAGCGGGCAAAACCGGATTGTTTTGTGTTAACGTAACGATTTCTTCGAACTCATTAAACCAAAACCGCCGTTTATTCCAGTGTGTTATCGCATCGTTAATGATAGCGGCAACGTCCGTAGCGGAAACCGCTTGGTTTTGAGGGTCTTTAAGGCGCGTAGACGCTTTAACTTGCAATTCCCCGAACGTTGCCATTACCTTTTACTCCCTTAACCGTTGTAAGAGAATAACGCTTTAGCGTCGATAGTACCGTCTACTTCCGCGGCATCATCTGTGATTTGCACCACAATATACCCCGGGGCTTCGGCAACAAAACCAACGCCTGTCAAAAGTCCGTCGGCAACCGGCCAAACAACCGAACCCGCATCTTGTCCGATATCTAAACCGTCGAAGAAAGCGTTAGGATCGTCTGTCAAAGCATCATCATCGTACACATAACCCACGTCCAAAAGAACGGTGGTTCCTGCATCAATATCTGAAGATTTAATAGCAAGTTGATCTAAAGAAAAGCCTTTTTGAAAACGGATCATACCGATAAGGGTTGTAGCCGCTGTAGTATCTGGAATAGCCGCTTGTGCCTGGATAGAACGAACCGCTCCGGAACGATCTACTTTAGCATTACCGGCGGTATCCGCTATAAGAGTAGGTGTAGTCATAGTAATATCTCCATTATTAAATTAAAAGAAAGTAGGCGGTTAAACCGCCTACCTATGTTTATTAACTATGCGCGGCGGCATAAGTAGAAACGACAATTACACCAACGTCTTGTTTGTTGGAAGGTGCCATTTTCTTAATACCGTACAGTAGGCGGCTTTCTTGGCCTTTGAAGTAATCGTAGTCTTTCAACTGCGAGAACATCTTCATAGGCACATCTTTATCCGTTGGGCGACCACCGAAAGGTGACGCAAAGGACAAGGCGTCGCGACCTACAAGAACCGCACGTTTGGTATTCGCAACCACGGTACCATCCGCGGAAGAGATACCCGCAGGGATACGCGGCGCTTCGTAAAGAAATACGTTGCGGTAACGACCGGCACAAATCATTCCATTTTTGAATGATTTCTCGATCGTTGCGTCGTCCTGATTACCGGCTAGCTTGTTGAACTGCATATCGTACCACTTGATCTTGGCCGCGCTGTTTTGTTGAAGATCAACAATTTGCTCGGGTGCAAGGTACAAGTCGAAGGTTTCACCGTCCAAACGCTCGATAGGTTGATCGCTGTTAGAGATTTTCTCTAAAGCATAATCGATCAAATCAAGCGCCATAATGTTGCTTGAACCTAAAGATTGGTCGTTTGCGGCGGAACCGGCACGAATAATACGTTCGCTTGTTGGAGCCGTTGGGGTGTTGTGACCCGTGATATGTAGCTTATCAGCGGCGGACGTATAAGTCGTGCCGTTAACAGTTACAGAACCCGAGTAATTAACACCGGCGAGTTGACACCATACGGACGTATCCATAAGCTCAATACAACGGCGTTTTAACACTTCAACCGCGCTTTGTTCGAAGTTAACTTTCGTACGCTTTTGCTCGATAGTATCCGTATTAGGATTAAGAACACCGATACGAGAGACATTCATCACCATTTGGTGAGAGTTCAAGTCTAGCGCTTCTTCGTTACCATCAAGTGTGCCACCCTCACCAAGAGGGACGTTAGTAAGCTTAGATACGTAAGGGAACGTCGTAGCGTCGCCTCGTGCGTCTTTACCTAATAGTTCTTCGGGAAAGTAAATTACACCACGGTTAAATAGGTGTCCAAGCGAGCTTTTTTGCATCATTTGGATCCACGTTTTTTTCTCAAATAGTTTAACCGCTAAACTATTGGACGTGGTCATAGGTGTTGAGGACATAATTCCATGCTCCATTAAAAGTTAAAGTTAAGGTTTAACTCGTAACATCGTGCACGGATTATTTAAAAACGCTCCGGTAACGTTCTACCTTTTATAGTGGGCGGACACTCTGCGTTTTCAAGCCCGCGACGGCCTTCGACATTAGAGACAAGTTTTACGAACTTGAATAAACGCCATTTATTTTAGTCCCCGGACGGGACACTCCCCGGCGTAATGCCGGGGGTGGTTAGTTTTTAACTATCGGCTTGGTCGATCAATTCGTCGATCTCTTTTTCCGACAAGTTGCCGAAAGTAGCCAAGTCCATATTATCAGCTTCTTCGATAGTAGCACGGGCGCCCGCGTTTTGTCCACCCCCGGATAAACCGTTAGCGGAACGTTTTTTGTTTTGTGCTTTTTTCTTCAACGCGTCGGCCGCTCCGGTTTTCTTCAAACCTTTAGCCGCTTTTGCCGCCTCGGCCGCTTTAACAGGATCGTAACCGTAATTCTCGTGCGCCATTTCGTAGAGAACTTCGGCGGGGTTTTGCCCCTTACGCGACGCGCTACCGGCGATCTCTAATACTTTATTTTGCAAGAATGAGATAGCCTGTTTTTGAGACATGTTCGGGTAAACTTGGCGCACGCTTTGGTACATGGTCTTAATCATGTGGCTGGACGCGGCTTTGTAATCCGGGTTATCCTTCATAAAATCGTTTTCGATTGCGCTCAACTCTTCCGAGGCTTGTTCCCGAATATGTTTAGTTTCGCGGTCGTGTTCGATACGATCCAAACGTTCGTCGGCCGTTTCTTTCTTGGCTTCCTTCTTCTTCTCGTCTTCGGTAGGATCGCGCTTAGCTTCGGTCTCACGTTCTATACGATCGGCCTCGTCCGCTTGTTCTTTCAAACGTTTACGACGATCTATACGCTCTTTGGCCGGATCTTTGACCGGCTCTTTATCTTTCTTCTTTTTGTCTACGGTCTTGTCGTCTTTATCGTCGGCGTTATCTTTCCCGTCGTCGCTATCGTCGTCGCTATCGTCCGCGTCGTCGTCGCTGTCTTCGTTCTCTTCCTCGTCGTCTTCGTTCTCTTCCTCGTCGTTATCGGCATTATCTGCATCATCTTCGCCCCCGGTATCGTCGTCGGCCTTCTTATCGTCGGCTTCGCCGTTTTCCTCTTCTTCGAGTTTTTTTAATGCTTCTTCTTCTTCTTTTATTTGATCTTCTAATGACATGATTTTGCGCCTTTCATCATAGTTTGGTTAAATACTAACGTTTGCTTTATCGTAACCGTCATTACGGAGTATATCGTTTTCAAGTGCCTTGTTACGGGCGCTCTCCAACGTATCGGTAGTGTCGGCGCGGGTCTTGTCGACCTTCGCCAATGTTTCTTCGGCCTTCGCCACTTCAAGTTCCGCGGAGGAACTAAGTTTCTTAAGTTGAGCTTGTTTACCCGCGTCTTGTAATTGTTGTACCATTTCCTCCAACTGCTTAACGTATGAAGGGTCGAGCGGTTGTTCTTCGGGGTTCAATATCTCTTTTATATCCTCTTTCATAGTGAAATCAAGAGGCATAAGCTCAACGGCTTTTGCGTACACGACCGACGATTTACGAGGATCGGTCAAGGCGAGTTTATCCCCAATGGATATAAGGATTTGCGCTTGTTCTTGTTTGTCTTGCACCGTCATAGGGGCTTCGCTTATAACCACGTCATATTCGAGAGAGAGTTGCTTCGTTTGCAACTGCACAAACATTGCTTGGCCTTCTTCGCCGATAACCCGGATCGCCATGTTCTCGTTGTTCTCAACAAACACACGCATAAAGTCGAGCATAACGCGCGATTGGCATTTCTGATAGAGCGCGGCGCTATCGAAGTAGCACGCAAGTAACGACATAGCTTGTTTGATACGTTGTCGTTGGAAAGAGGCAGTATCGTTAGCGAATTCTCGGCTACCCATGAACGTTACGTCGAACCCGTTTACGTCGGTAACGGCTTGATCGCTCATGCCGATAATGTCGTTAAGCCCGGTCGGAAGTTGTGGCGTAGCTTTTTGTTTAATCTTATTACCGGAGATAGCACCCTCGGCCACCTCGATAGCGCCGTCGGTCTTGGCGTAGTTGGCCTCGAATTCCTCGACGTCATTAACCGCGGTCTCTTCATAGAATACGCCGCCTTTAGAATTAGAGGCGACCGTAAACATAAGCTCGGTCAAGGCTTTATTGTAATACAACACGGGTTCCATCATGGAGTTAACCATACCCGTCCATATACCGTTGGCGGCGTCGAAATCACCCGTCTTAAATTGGCGTGTATAACCTTGTTGTGATACGGACTTATACGCCGTAAAGACGCTCTCGCCGGAGATTACAGCCTCATAGAATACCTTACGTTTGAACTCGTACACTTCGCCAAGTTGGGCGCCGAAATACTCTTCCAGTTCACGTTTAAGCTCGGCACCAAAGGAGAATACCTCGGCGCGCGGGTCGAAGCTCTCGTCTTCGTTTTCTTCGGCGAGAGTTTGTAGAAAGATATCGACCGCTTGTAATACTTGTTGGTCTTCGATCTCGAATAGAGGGTTCGCGGCCTTGTAATACGGCTCGATATCATACCATTGGTAAAAGTAAATCTTTACCATGTTATCTTCTTTGTCCGTCCACTCTAGGGGGGCGATCTTGTCGTAGTTGCCACCATACGGGAAGTATTCGTAATTCTGATTTTGGTCGTTGTCGTCAACTTCTTCGAAGTCTTCCTCGTCGTCGCGACTAAACAAGATCTTAGCGTCGTCGATATTGTATTCTCGTGCGTGGTAATCCCAACGACGATCAAGAAGATTCGTTGCTTTGGCGTAAGGATCCCAACCAACGGCCAACGGATCAAGACGTCCGCATATAATCTCGCCGTCCGCTTCGCTCGTTGCGTAGCCCTCACCATAGGATAGCGCGGTCTCAACACAACCAATACCAACGGTTAGCATATCTCCGTCTTGTTGTGTTTCGGTTTGGTCAAAGTTGCCGTTGTCGCGGCAATAGCCGGATATAGCGTTAGCGTACCCGGTGAACAATCCTTGTAGTTTATCGTCTTTGATACGCGCTTCGTACTTAGGTTTGCGGCGGTTCTGCGCCATGAAACCTTTAACGGCGTTGACGTATGGCTTTATCTTGTTGAACTTAACAAGAGCTTTTTTCTTCTCACCCCGGACATCGGTAAAGTCGATCTTGTCTTGGTAAGACATGAAGTCGCCGGCGTAGAACGATTGGCACTTCTTCGTGTTGGAATATTGTTTGCTGAGACGGGATTGTGTGATCTCTTTATGGCGCTTGAATTGCGCGGCTATATCTTTAGTCGACTTCATTATATCCCCGCCTTGTTCATGGCCGCGTCGAACGCGCTCTCCCAATGTGGATAGTCTTTAACCCACACTTTTGATTTTTCTATTCCCATTTTTAACACGGCGATGGAGTGCATGCCAAACTGGACTTTCTCCACCATGGTATATTCCATAGGTAGATCGGTTGTCTTACTTTCGCCTTCAAGTAACTTTGCCATACGTTAAAAATCCATAAAGTTATTGTAAGCACCAGAACGACGGCCTTTGCCCGGTTTATAATCCTTGCCGCCACTAGACTTTTTAAGTCGTGGGAAGACGGCTTGCATTTCAGTATCGTATATTCTTGTCGTTGCGTCAAGCATATCGTCATACCGTGCGCGTGGAAAGGTTCCCATTTCTGATTTGATAAGCTCCCGTACAAGATCGACCGTCCGCCCTTCGTAATCAGTGTACTGGATTGCGTCGGGGAACCACCAACGCCCGTTTTGTAGGTCGGGTAGCATTCTACGGATACGGTTTTCCTTAGACATTTTCTTGCCGCCGGGGTTGGCGAGCTTGATTACTTGGAAGCGATAACCCGTTTCTTTCTGCTTTTCTTTTATGTAATGGATATCCGTCATAAGCCCGAACTCTTCGTACCCTACCTTCGGAGGTCTATTGGTGAGACCGTTCCAAGTGCGGTGTAACTCGAATAACTTATCGATCCGTTCGGTTGGGTTGAAGCGATCACGCACCGCGTCGAGTAGGTAATAGTTGTTATCAGGTGCGAGACCCACAACAATAAACGAGGTAAAGTCGCTCGTCTTCTTCTTCTTTTTGTTATCCTCTTCTCCGGCCGCGGCGTCGCCCAAGATATAGACATTCATGTCCGAATACTTCACGCCGTCCGTTGAATAGTAATTGACCCACGTATCGCGGAACTCACCACCACCAAGGGCTACAGGCTCTTGTAAGTATTGGCCGACGTAGTTGTAATCGAGCATATCGCGGCGCTTCTCGTCGAGAACTTCTTGCGTTAAGCGATCCGGGAATAGTAAATCGTTGCGCTTCATAACCCAATGCTTCTCGCCAAGGGTCACGATCGTAGGGTGAGACACAGCCTCGGCCGGGAGCTTTAATAGTGTATAGCCTTGATCTTGCAATAGATTACCGGTTGGGTCGTCTTCGTGTAGGCGTTGCATAATCATAATGAAACGTCCGATCCTTGGATCGTTGAAGCGAGAGAATAGGGTATTACGAATTGCTTTGTTAGTCTCGACCCGGATCGTATCGGACAACGCCTCGTCGGGTTTGAGAGGATCGTCGCATAGCACGTAGTCCGCGCCCTTCCCGGTGATCGTACCGAGGATACCCGCACCATAGTAACGACCAAGAGCGGTCGTCTTAAAGTCGGTCGCGGTATCTTTCTTAGGGTCTATGTGCATGTCGGGGAAACATTGCCTGTACCAATCATCTTTGATTATGTTCTTACAATTCGTTATATGATCCTCGGCCAAGCCACCCGAATACGACGTCATAATGAACTTAGCGTAAGGCTCCAAACCCATAACCCAAGCGGGAAACGCACACGCAACGAGGTACGACTTAAGCGTTCTTGGTGGTATGTTGATTATGAGTTTCTTTATCTCGCCACGGTGGACGGCTTCGAGGTGTTCGGCTACGCAACCAATGTGCCAATTCCACTCGTACATGGCGGCGTCACCCTCAACGGATCTAAACGCCCGCTCGGCGAACGTGTCGAAAGATAGTCTCGTGGCCTCGTTCAAGGCTCGGAGTTCGTCGGGTATAACCATTGCTTACGCCAGTCTTATATAAGGTATTGCCGTTGCGGGTTAGCACGCGCCAAGCGAACACCCACAACGGTTAGAGAGTTATCTATTAACGAGTTGTTGTGCGGTGCGGACGACCCGGTGTGTTGGTTGGTTAAGGGTTGTCGTAACGTTCTTGGATCCTGCTTGGAACTTGATAACGCTACCGTCAATCGTCCACTTCAAACCGTAATTACGTAACGGCTTCAACTCTTGTTCGATTAACGCGAGGTTCTCGTCGTCCGCAAGTGGCGGCGTCTCGGTGATAACCTCTTCGAAGTCTGGATCTTCGGGAGCGTCGTTCTCGCCTACACCCGCTTCTTTATCAAGATCGACCGGCTCGTTCGGCTTCGGTGCGACTTGCGCTTGTAGCTCTAAGAAGGTACCGCGCGCCAACTCTTCGTCGGTTAGCTCGTCCATGATAGCGAAGATAGTAACGCCGTCCACTTCGTCGGCTTCAACCGCGGCCGTACCGTTGAAATGGTCGACGATCACTTGCATTTGATCTTCGAACTCGCCTTCGGTATCGACTGCTTTGTTTTGTTCGGGGGCAGCATCATCCGTTGGTGCGTCTTCGTTCTCGTCGGGTACAGGTTGTTGCACGTCGTATACGAGTTGCACAAGCTTGTGTTTGTTCTTATTCGTGCGCAAATCCATTGGTACGGTGATCCCGAGATCCTTACCGATTGCGGCAAGCTGGGGGATATTAAGGGTTTCTAAGTCTTCAAAGGTTTTCATGGTTCGCGCCTTTCATGCGTTGTGTTGAAACATTCATACGCACCGAGTTTGCCCGATTAAGGGGTGTTTGGCAAGCCATACCCGAAAACGTAGTGTACGGCGCCCGAGATAAGCTCTCCGATTATGTCCGCGGTGAAATGCCAAAGCATAGCTAAACCTATAACAATAAAACAGGTAAGCAATGTAATTAAAAATACGCTAACAAAGGTCGTCATGTTCGCCATCTTTCTCCTCGATCTCTACCGGGGGTAAATCTTTAACACGGTCGGGGTGGTTTTGCAAGAACCGAGAGAGCGCCGCGCGATCGGTCTCGGATACGTCCTTGGTGGTAAGCGGGGCGTCTTCGTCCCCGGCGTGTACGATACGCTCGCCGTACTTCTTCGGCTTAAACTTCGAAGCCGCCCACTTGCGCGTGTCTATACGTAGCTTAGAGCGTTGGACGTGTTCATGATCTAGTGCGCGCACCGTCTCACCGTTCTTTAACTGCTTATCGTACCAATCGTTTTGGCCGTCGTCGGCAATCGAAAACATTTCTTGCACCATGATTTCCGCTTGTTCTTCCTTGGCGTGCGCGTACTGTTTACCGAACTCGTCGTGGTCTCTTAACCATTTAAAGAAGGTTTTAACGCTTGGTAGGTGTTCAAACGCGCATATATCGCGGATAGTATGACCCTCAACGATAAGCTCGCATATCTCGTCGGCTTTATCTTGGGTGTATTTCATTTTAGTATTATCCGTCATGCACCCACTATACCGTGGTCGCGGAAGCGAGGTCAACTAAAATCATAACGCGCAAAACTTTACACGTTTAATTTGGATCAAGTAAGACTGCTTGCACAATTCCGTTGCCTTGATGCACTTGCCCGTCATCATCGGCTCTGAGATAGCTTACACTCGTTCCAATCTGTGGATATTCCGCTGCGTTCATAATAAAACCTTTTCATTTTCTAGTTTTAGCTAGGCCACATCGACCTAATCAAATCTTAATCAATGTTTTACAAACAGTCAAACGATCAGGAGTATTTTTAGTTTATTTTAGTTTATTTCAGAGTTTAAAAAACTAATTACCCTTTAATTTCAATAACTTAACCCAAAAACAGTTAGTTTATTTTAATACCC